TCAACGCATTGGTTCAGTCATTGAAACAAAGAAAGGTCAAATGCTGAAACTAGACCAAATCCCTTTGATTGAAGGTGGCTGGTCAGGCTGGGCTTATTTGTTTGAACCAAAAGAAGGCGATCAAAAGTTTGCTCCTAAAAAGCAATCTAACGATGGTTTCCCATCTGACGACATTCAATTTTGATTAACGGGGCGAAAGTCACAACTTTGCAGTTGCCAATGGCAAGTAGCCCCACCTCATAGGAACGAATATGTTTAAATTTATACGAGCCAGAGCAACAGACGCAATCACCAGTTTTCAGGCGGCTGAATCAATCAAAGATGTAGCCAAAATGCACCAACAAGTAATTGTTGCAGCTTTACAACGGTTTGGGCCAATGGGTAAAGATTCTATTGCTAATCAGACAGGCTTGCAAAGCAATCAGGTTGCAAGGCGTATGAATGAACTTCAAAAACTAGATTTGATTGAGTTATCTGGAAAACAAGTAACTTCAAACAGTGGTCGTTCAGAGCGTGAATGGCGCTTTAAATCTTATCAACAGGAGCTTTTATGAGCAAAGGTTCACATCGTAGACCAACAAACGCAAAGACGTTTTCATCAAACTATGACAGCATTAAATGGACAAAAGAAGAAGATGAAGAATTTGACAGTATTCAAAACCGTATTAGCTCCCAACGCGCCTTGGCCGACAAAACCAATCCCTGTGGTGATGAAAAAGCAGGGTCGTCAATACGGTTGGCGAAAGATTCAGATTATTGAAGAATACGCAAAGCTAGATTCGTTTTTGTGCAGTGAGCCACGGGTCAACTTGTCAAAGTTGCAAGCTGCCAAGCGTTACCGTGATCCCGTAACAGGGCGTTTTTCAAACCGAGAAGATTAAAATGACAAATATTGCAATTATTTCATGCATCTTGATACTTGGCAGCGTCATCTTTACAGCGTTTTTGCTGTTTATGCTGGCGCTTGTTTTAAGCGAGCATTGATGATGAAACGGATTGAACTTTAGCAACGCGAATCATCCAACCAGCCAAAAACTTGGCTTGGTCTGGTTTTCTTTCAACAATTCCGTTGTAAAAGTCTTCTTTTTGTTTTGTAAATTTATTCAACAAATCAGAAGGATTTGCTTTTAACACCAAAGAAATAGTAGCAGGGCCAATAGAACCGTCATCAACAGCCCCTACAGCCCTTTGAATAAACTTTGCTGATTGTCCTGTGCCTGCATTTACCGCAAAGTCAAAAGCTGCGTAATCAAGTCCTGATGGCAATTCGTCACCATGCACTTTGTCCCAATACATTTTTTTGTAAAACGGTTTTACAACATCTTCAGTTAATGCTTTCATCTCGCCAGCATCAATAGCCCTGCAAAGATAAGCAGACCAAGCAGCTTTAGTAACACCAAGATTTGTTTCACCACCAGAATCACTTGGGTCATTAATATAACCGCCTTCGCTTTTGATAAGCAGCGAAAAAGATGTTTCAAAGTTGTTTTGCATATCAATGTTTGTGTGATGCGCCAAAATAATAAGTTAGTACCATCATAAAGGCAGCATCAAGCTGGCCTAAAAGACGAATAACAATTTCTCTCATTTCGTTTGGAACAACATGGTTAACCAAAAACCATTGCACCAAACCCCAAAAAAAGAATACGCCAACAGCCAACAAAGGCGTTACCATCTTGCTGTACCAAGGAGCTGAAGCACTTGTAGCAATCTCAGTCTCACGTTTACGAGCATCAGAAGTATCAGCTGCATCTATCTTGGCATATTCCAACTCTAGCTCCTGAATCTTTTGAGCAGCAGCAGGGTCGGTAGCGATAGCTTTCGCCACTTCCTCAATAGTTTCTCCAACACCCAACTTGTTAGCGATACTAGCAACAACAATCCCCCCAAGAGGGCCAGCAACAGCAGTACCAAGAGCAGGCGCAATGTTTTTAAGCAATGCAAGAAGTTCATTCATTTTCTTTCCTTTTGCAAATTTCAAGTTCGTGTTTGTACTTTTCAGCTCGTTTGTCGTGTTGAGATATAAACCAAGATGAACCACCAACAACTAAACAAATAACCAAAATAACTTGCACGATTATTACAGCTAACCACATCAATAACCCCACAAGAATTCCCTTTCGTATTCAACTAACCAAGTTAAACACCAAAGATAAAAGCCCACAAAAACAACAGCGGATACCACGGCAATATAGATGTGGATTTTTTGTTTAAACTGTCTAACTCGTTCAGCACTTCGCTTTGCGGCAATTTCTTGAGCTTTTTGTTCTGCATCTGCAAAATCCCTTTCTTGCTTTTCAAGTCGGTAAAGTTCAGTTTCAAATTCTTGCCAAATGCCACCAAGACCAGGGGTCTGGTAAATCAAATACTGCTTAATCTCATTCTGGTCTTCTATCAACTGTCGCATTTGCATCACGTTTTCCAACGCTTGCGCTTGCATAGACTTTCCTGACTTTTTATCCAAAGGCGCGTTTTTCTGTGCTTCAACGCCTTTTATGACAGTAGCAGTTTTAGTCATAAAAGCACCTATGTGCTTTGTAACATCCTGCTTTATCTCAGATAAGTCAGCCCCAACACCTGCGGCTTCTTTGTAAAGATCAACCCCTTGCCTTATATAGCCTAACGCTGCTTTTGCAGCGCTAAAGGCTAGACCAATGGTAATGGGGTCAATCACATTAGATGCCTAACAGTTTTTTAAAAAACTCTGCTGCTGCACCAGGTCCAAACAAAACCGCAGCTAACACTGCATAAATAAGATATTCCATCTTGTCCATGCGAATTTTGCCAAAATTCAATGATTCGTTAATACGTTCATAACGGATTGCACAAATTTCTTCATGCGTTGTTAGACGAGCTTCAGTTTTGTCAATTGTTGTCATGTTATGTCTTTTGGATAAATGCTAATGAATAGTACAAAGGCAAGTTAGTGCCAATGTTGCTAGTTGCCGCGCTTGTAAAGCCTCCAGTATTGCCAACAGCGTAAGTGTTACCAGCACCAACAACAAAACTGTCTTTTAAGTTAGGTGTTCCGTTAGTTCCATCACACAAAACATAACCAGAAGGAACAGAGCCAATCGAACCTGACCACATAATGATACCGCCAGCAGGCACAGCAGACACGCTTGGGCTTGTGCCAATAATGCCGTAAAGGTTGTCATAGGTCTGAATCGTTACGTTGCTTGAATCAGTCAGCACAAATTTGTAAGTAGAGCCAGCAGTTAACCAAATCTGTTGCGGTGGTCGTCCATCTGTACCCAACTGAATTGGGTTTGTGTTGGCAATAAGGCCAGCAGAATCCGTGTAAGTTGTAGATGGAGTAGTAGAACCAGCTTGGTAGGTATAAATAAACCCGCCTGCAAGTGGTACGCCTGTGTTGGTAAAGAACTGAAAGCCGTTACCGATGGGGGAGAGATTGACTGCCATTATTTTTCCTTATTAGCCATGCCACGAAGTTCAATGCGAGTTGGTTTGCTAATGCCAGCAGACCTAGAAATTGATTGTTGCAATTTTTCTTGCTGTGCAAGTGATGCTGCTTCTGCCGCTTTTTTAGCTTTTTTAGCTTCAAAAATTGGACTTAATACAGATTCAACAATTCCACTTGCACCGCCTGTTTTAATGTTTAATGCTGCTTTTGTTGCGCCCATTGCTACATCTTTTACTGCTTTTTGTGCTGCCTCACGTTCGCTTGTAATAGCTGTTTGAGAAACGTTTGCATTGCCGCCAGAACGATTCTTAACGTGTTCAGACAATTCAGCCACTTCACCAATGTTACGCAACTTATTTGCGACTTCAGGACCAGCAACTATATCTAAACGACCATCTAGTTTGTTTAGCTCCTTACGCAAAGCGATTTGATTAACGTTGCCTTTGTCGTCAATTATTCCCGCTTTTTGCTTGATATAGTCAACCAATCCAGCAATCAATTCTTGATGTGCTGGCGAATCTTTGCCAACCAATTCAATCATGCGGCTTAAATCAGCAGGCGTTGATTTGCTACCAGCAACAAAATTATCAAAGAATTTATTAGCCGCTGGATG